TCTGGTGGTAATTTAGAAATTTTATCTTTAGCAGCTTCCATAGTAGCATTTAAAAATGCTTGTTTTCTTTCCATAACTGTTAAATCATCAACATTTTTCTTTAATGTTTCAGCATATACTTTATAAGCCTCGTCAGATTTAACAATAATACCAATATTATCTAACATCATTCGAGACTGTCGTCCAATACCAGTTACTAGTGATTCAATAGAAGACCTAGTATCCCTACCTAAAGCATCACCAAGTCTCTGAGCCATATCAAACATTTCAGCCATTTCATCAGAGTTTTTTGTTACTCCTAATATCATAGCATTGTTTGCTTGTTGAAATAAATCCATTTTAGAAACAGTACCATCAGTTGCTTTAGTAAGCTTATCTATAGCTACAGTTGCTTTTCTACCCCCACCACTTAAAGTATTAAAAGCTGTTTCCATAGCATTGACTTTAGATGCTTCATTAACAAAATGACCTATTTTTCTGATACCTAAACCCATTGCAAAGTTAAATAAAAGTAGTTTAGATCTTAGTACAGCAAATGTTCCACCTAATATTCTAGTTCCTGTACCAGCAGTATTTAGTGCATTACCAAATCTATCTGTGCTATTTTTTGCATTTTTAAGGGATTCATTATATTTTTTAATTTCAACAATGTGAGCAGAGGTTTGCAATCTTAACAAAGCCATTGCATTTTTATTACCTTTTAATGCATTGGTTAATGTTTCAGTAGATACTCTTGCGTTTTCAAAGTTAGAATCTAATTTAGAAACAGATAGTCTAAGTTTTTGTATTGCAATATAATTTTTATTTAATTGTTGAAATTGTTTGGCTTTAGAATTTGTTGATTTTTTTTCTGTATTATGTAGTTTATCTTGAGTATTAGTTAATTGTTTTGATATGTTGTCAAGTTTTTTAAGCTGATTAACTAAACCTTTGTCTTCAGCTCTAAATTCAATTGTTACTTGTTTATTTGCCATGCTTAGTTGCCTCTATTTTTTTACGAGCAATGCTATTCTTAATAAGAAAGCTTTTTTCTACCCACTTTGATGGTTGCTCTCCATACGTTCCTTTATACGGGGATATACTAAATTGCTTTGAATAAATGTACCTAGATATGTCTTTTTGAGCTTGCGTGTCAAATAAAACATTAGGACAAGCAAAAAAGGGTAACTGCTTAACTACAGAATCTGCTAAGTTAAAACTATTACCCTTATTGTTTTCTTCTTTAACTTCTTGTATTAAAAGCTCTATAACAGCATTAATGTCATCTTTTGATGTAAAGGTTCGAGTCTCATATTTTCCATCGATTGCGATAGGAATTTGAGCCTTATACGGGTATGTATGATACATACAGCCCCCACAATAATCTGTTACTTGAAGATTGTACTCTAGTGTGAGGGTTTCTATTCCCCCAAGCGTTGATATTCTTGCACAGCAACTGATATCTCATTTTTTTCATCATCTGTTAAAGACTTAATGAATTTATCATCTGCTCCATCAACACCCTTACGAATCCATGCTGTTCTAGCTTTTGCTAAGTTTTTAATAGTAACTAGTTCATTATTATCGTATTTCATTTCAGGCACATCATTGCAGAAATCTATATCGTCTACTGACATTTCTATAATCTTAACTTTTTTATCAGTAGATAGCTTAATTTCTTTCATTATGCTTTATCCACAGTTAATACAGACTCTGTATCAGTATGAGCTAATGCTTTCATTTCAACATCTAACATCATAGCATCACCTTCGTTATATGCTACATTAGTTAAAGCTGATCTAGCTATAGCTAAAGAATAATTGCTTGCAGCAGTTTGAGTAACTGTAAAAGAACCAGCTGCATCAACAGTTCCAGCGTGAAAATTACCTAGTATTCCCCTACTAACTGAATCTAGTTTAATTGTAGATGATGCAGTTACTGATGTTTCTGCACCTCTTGCAAATGCTTCAAAACCAACACTAGACACCCCTGTATATATAACTGGACTATCGATTGTTACATTAAAACTTTGCATAATAGCTGTTATACTATTTACTGTTTTAACACTTGCAGTAGATAATGATATTGGTGTAGCTACAAAGCTATCAGCTTCCCCAGGTGCTTGTGCATTTTCTAATAAAGGAACTAATCCTGTTGTAATAGTTGCTTCAAATTTATACATTCCACCATCTCCCATATCAGCAGATATTGCAAAATTACTACATAGGCAACCTCTTAATATAATATTGTAACCACCTGCTTGGTCTGGAGATGCAAGTACAGTAGTAAATGTTGCATTATCTACAGATGATGTTCCATATGTTCCAGATGATCCAGTATGATTGTAAACAATTGCTAAGGGGTCTGCTGTACTTCCCATAATATTTTCAAGAAGTAAATTATGGCCAGGTGAATTAGATAAAGTTCCAGATACAGATATTTCTGTTACAGAATTTTTATTATCATGGAAAAAATCAACTGCTTTAGCTACTCTACCAGCTCCAGCTCTTACTTCTGACACTTGATTAGCATTAAATGATGGAAAACTTATAGAATCTACATTTAACTTTAATAAATTTGATGTAATTGCAGGGGCTGTAACATTTTGCCCGCTTACAACATTTCCATTTACAGCAGTACTAGCACCCTCTAATATTACATGGGCTTTAAAATCTTTTGGTGAAAAAACTGACATTATTTAGCTCCTTTTACTTTTGATGTTTCTAATTGATCTTTACAGCGTTCTGGCATTGAACTAACTTCAATTTCTTTCCCCTGGTTTAATGAAGTCCATTGCTCCATTGTTAAGCCTTGATAGCTATTGTTTGATGAGAGTTTCTCACCACTTTTTAATTTAACTTTCATATCTTATTCCTTATTACTTTATGATACGTTGCCTAAAAATTTACCTCTCCATTCCCATCTCATAACATTTAATCCTTCAATTAATGCTTCATCGTCTTCTATCTCATTAATACGACAAGATGTTAGTCTGCCGTCAAAGAAAGTATTGCTCTGATTCTGAAAGAATAGACCTTCTATGTGTGATACTTGCCGAAGTATATGCTCCCAAGTATCTCGTTTAATTGTTTTTTCTTTAAAAGTATACGATACATCTAAAATATACTCCCTCATTTCTCCTGCAGCTAATCTATCAATTAAATCACTACCTATAGGGTTAAGCCTTATAGACTGATTCCCCATATCTTTAAAGTCTCCTGTATAAACAGGAATACTACCAGCAAATTCAGCATTTAAGAATGTCCTGATAGTGTCTAATATTTTGTCGTCCCATATATTAACAAATGTTATCATCTACGAGTCATTCGCATAGAAAAAGGCATACCAGTATCTGTTGTTTCATACTTACCTGATACTTCTATCTCCCAATAATCATTTAAAGTTGCTTGATCTGCTGTATCCCCAGCAAACCTAATTTCTAAACCTCTTGTTAATATTTGATAGTCACCGCTAATTGTTTCAGAATAACTTGCTGTTTCTGCATTATTCATCTTTTCTGTGCCAAGATTAGTAGAATCTGTTTCCCATACAGAGTATACAGCAGTTCCTATTTTACCAGCAGTGGTAATTTTAACTCCTACCTTATCATAAATACCTGAATAATGGCCTCTTGTATCAACAATTCTAAGGTTACCATTAACTGTACCTTCTCTAATAACCCCAATTGAAGCATCACCAGTTGTTTGCCATGATAATTTAGTACTACCTTGGTTTAATGATGCTATATTTAACTCTGCTTCATCAAATAAAGCATTAGATATTTCAGATGTAGGGTCAGATGCTCTTATAAGAAATGAACAAGCTATTAATGCTGTTGTTCTTACAAGTATATAATCATAATTACCATCTTTATCTTTGAATTGTTTTCTGGGTAGTTTACCATCTAACCTAGAATCAAGGTATTTTTCAGCATTTGATATATAGCGTGTTTTTAATGTAACCCAATCATCACCAGACTCCATTAATATATCATTGGGGTTTGTGGCACTGTTATAATAATAGACAGCATCCAATGAAGGTTCATAAAACCATTCTCCATTAGCATCAACTGCTCCACTATTTGCTTGAGCAGAACCTAAATCCTGGCCATTGGCAAATAATTGTGTAACTAGTCCACTGTTGTCTGCTCGATATAAGTTACTGCTATGAACTACCCAGCCATATACAGGAGTTTTTGTGTCAAACTCGTCTAGTGACGGAAATACATCTTTTAAGTCTCTATCTGTGCAATAAGCCATATGTCCCCTAAATTACTTTAAATTACTATTGTTATACAAGCTCTACATGAACAAGGTCATCAAATTTATTGTCCTTAGTTTGCCCATCGCCATCCCAATCACAACCAACTCTTACAGGAACTTTCATTTGAAGTGCAATACCTCTAATCATGCCACACATATAATGAAATGTATCTCTATCATTCCAATCAATGGGGTAAGGTGCAAGGTCGACAGCTTTGCCTTGAATATGCTTTGAATACTTCGTCTTACTCGCCCCTTTTGCTACTAACTCATTTTGTCTTTCTTGCGACCTAACCCCTTCAATAACAGTTACATCCATTATTTTGATAAGTTGGTTTAAGACATTTATTAACTTAGGGTTTACTCCCTTAAGTCTTTCTCTTGATCTTTTACCAAACCTATACATTACTTCTTCTTTTTTTTCTTAGATTTAACTTTTCTTTTTTTCTTTGATTTTGGTTTCCCAAAGCCATAACCTTTACCTTTTGGCATTATTTTCCCTTTCTCTTTTTTATTTTTTTAATTTTACCATTCTTTGTTCTAGCAAATCTATAGTTTTTAGTTTCTCTGATTAATTTACCAGAATACCTTTTATTGCCCCACTTCCAACTTACTGTTTTAGCCATTACCACTTTACCTTATTTGACCAATATGCTGCTGACATTTTTCCCCTAGATATGTTCTTTCTATGCCTAGCTTTAAAAGATTTACGTCTAGCTTTTTGTGCAGCACTTTTTGGTTTTTTACCAGCACCACTTACGCCTTGCTGTCCAAACCTAATTAATTTTATTCTACCACCTGATTTTGCTAAAACAACATGAGATTTAGTCTTATGCCCTCTTGTTCTTTTAGGTTTATTAAATCCCTTTAAACCAAATCGTTTTAATCGAGGATCTCGTTTTTTAGGCATTATTTCTTAACTATACCTTCAATAATGTCTGTCACTAAATCAACAACTTTTTCAAAAAAGATTTGTTCTTTTTCTTCGCTTACAAAAGGAATGTCAATTTTTTTATTAATTCTTGTTGCTAAAGATTCTTTAAAATCATCAGATTGCACATGGTCAATCATACCATCTGCATATTCTTTTACAATATGGTCTTTAGCTTTGTCTATAATTCCTGCTAATATTATTTTACTCATTTTAATTTCCTTATATTTGTTATTTTATATCCTAAATATATAATTGTCATTATTGCTACTAAGCATTGTAATGTAAGACTAACGCTTGTTAGTGATAGTCCGTAATTTCCCATACTTGCTATTGCTACTTTTGTACTATCCATTAGTGTTTCCCATTTACCCTACTTAAACTACCTTTTATTTCCGAAACTTGATTGTCCAAATCATTAATTTCCTTCGTAAGTGAATCAAACTTTCTGTCAAGTTTGTCGTCACTTTTATTCCAGCGGTTAATAAGCTTAATAACCATACTTTCCATGTTTTCAAGTGTTTCACTTTGCCCTTTATTTTCTATTTTTAAATTTTGTAGTGATTCTGCTTGTTCGTTTCCTCGTTTATTCATTGAGTAAACCATAAACATAAACATAGCCCCTACAACTCCTATCATACCAGCTTCTGAATATATTGCCAAAAAATCCACTATCGTGTTCTCCGCAGTTCTCTGTTAATAAAGTAATTATGATTAAAGTCATCCTCTGTTAAGACTACTTTCTCTTTCTTTTTTTCTTTCCCCAAGATAAGGGATTTAAGTTTAATTCTGTTTGATACCATTCTAACTGTTCTTGCATATGTGTTATTTTAACTTCTTCTTCTTTTATGTGCTTATTGACAAGCTCTTCAATTCTGGTATCAGATAATTTAACTCTACGCTCAAGTTCTCCAATTCTATTTTCAATACGTAAGTAGCCAAGCACAATAACAGCAACTCCCACAATAATCTGCCCAAGCCACTTAATGTTAAGACTAATACGAAAGTTATCATCAATCTTTGCCATGCCATATGATCTGTATGTTTTCTCATCGCTCATGGTTTGTAATATTTATAAAAATCTTCTGGATTCTCTTCATCTACCACTACAAAGATTGGAGAAACTATTGCGTTTCCTGTACCAGAACCACCAACTATAGCATATAAATACCTACCTTCTTGATAAGGTGATTTAATTGTATCATTATCAAATAGATGTAAAAAACTAGTATCACTAAATACTGGGACATAGATGCCATTTAATATCTCATCTACCTCTATTCTACGATTACTATTATAATCAACAACTTCTCCTATGCTAACTGTTCTATGTGGTTGTGATGGAAACTTACCCATACCATTTACTTCAATCTGTTGATTATACCACATTTGAGATGCTTTAACAATCTTCTCAAGATTAGCTTTAGTTTGTTTAGCTTTAGCACCTTCACCAATCCTACTAAAAGCAGGAGCGGAAGTAGTTGCAAGAGTAGCCATGATAGCCATAGTAACTGCGAACTCAGCAAGACTGTTTCCTTTATTACTTAACAACTGTTGCTACTCCATCTACTAATGTATGTTTACCTATTTTTATAGCACCTGTAGTATCGTCATAATGTTTTTTACATTCTATATCATAAGCGGATTGAGCGGTAATCCAAGAGTCTGATCTCTTAACTACCGCCCCATCACTTGTTACAATATAAGACTTATTTTGAGCATCGAAAGAGACTGTTTCATCTTTACTAAACTTATAAGAGACATTCTCTTTAGTTCTTGGTTTAAAGATGTATATTTTTTTTCCCTTTGAAGATCTCCGAACAAGCATTACTTTTCCTCTTCTACCTCAGACTCTAAAGAATCTTTTAGTCTTGAAATAAAAGCCTCTTTTCCAACTGTTAATTGGTCAAGATTAAACGCAGTACCACTAATCTTATTCTCAAGATCTGCGATATGGTTTACCATTGCTTTTTGCTCATCCGTTAAGTCATCCAACAAATACTCTTTGTCAAATAAGTTTAGCTTTTGAGGCTCGTTTTTTTCTTTTTTAGCCATTATATGCTCCTATTGGTTATTGATTAAAGTGCTTTTAAATCTTTTTCTAGTTCTTCCATGTCAGCTTGTTCATCTTGCATTTGCTTAATGTTAGCTTTCATGCGACTGATTTCACTAGCAACTTGCTCTAAGCTATAAGACTGAACTGAGTCATCCAGTGCTTTACCAGTGCTTCCATCGAATTGCTTCTTAACTAGTTGTAATTCATCATGTGACTTTTCTGCTTGTGCTTCTCTAACAACATTTCCATCGTCATCTTTGACTTCAGAAACTGCTTTAGAATCAACAACTTTAGCCTTTTTTACAGACCAGCTTTTAGCAGACTTCATTGCTTTATAGTTTTTCATTTACTTGTCCTCTAATTGTTGTTTGAGTTGTTTTACTTCAGCAGATAACTCTTGAACTGCTTTAATTAATGGTGTAATTAATTCTGTCTCACCAAGTTCTTGCATACCATCTCTGTTTTCTTTCCAAACTGGAAATTCAGAATGACCAGCATTATCCATTGCTTCTTTAACTTCTTGAGCGATAAATCCATAATGTTTTCTATCGGGATTTTTACGCTCTGTAGTATTGGCATCGTATTGCTCAAACTCTTGAGGGTATTCACTTGGTGCTTTTTTCTTAAATGTTACTGGTCTTAAATCATTAATAAAATCAAGACCTAATGCAGAATCTTCTATATCTTTTTTAATTCTTTTATCAGAAGAGTGTGTCCAAGTAGCATTTTCACCAAAGTCATTTGTAATAAAGTCAGATGCTCTACCTATTCTAACTGTTTCAGTACCAGCTCCAGTAAAGTTATCAGCATAATTAACACCTGAACCAATAACAATTTCAAAAGTAACATCATTAGCTGATGCGTTTGAATGCATCCCAATACAAATATTGTTAGTTCCTGTTGTTATGTTGTCACCTGATAGATAACCAATTGCAGTATTATAACCACCACCTACAAGACTCCCTAAACTAGCACCACCAATAGCTGTATTCCACGAAGCATTTGTAACATTAAGAAGTGAGCTATTCCCTAATGCAACATTATCTCTTCCAGTTAATGCAGTAGAGTCATTTCCATATCCCGATCTTCTGCCTACGAATGTATTTGATAACCCAGTCGTAAGATTTGCACCAGCTTCATAGCCTACCATAGTAGAATAATTAGAAGTAGTAGTATCCAACCCTGCATTATACCCCACTGCAGTATTTTCAGCACCACTCGTAAGGGCAGTAAGGGCAGAGTAACCTATTCCTACTGTTCCATTCCCAGCTGATGTAATTACTCCAGCTCCAGCATTAGTACCTATAAAAACACAGTGATCTGCATCGGTAGTCGTTAACATTGCTTGATATCCCAATGCTACATTTCCACCAACAGTCGTTCCAACAGTCAATGCTTTATAGCCAATTACTACATTTTGATTAGCTCCGTTTAAATTGTGATTAAGTGCAAAAGAACCAATAGCTACATTGTATTGAGAACTGTAAGCAGTCCAAGAACCACCGCCTACATTATATCCTATAAATACGTTATCATTTGAAGTTTTAGCTCCGTTTCCCGATTGATTCATTGCCATCGTATAAGAACCCAATGCCACATTTCTTTGCCCAGTCGTAATATCTAGCATTGAATTTATTCCAATAGCTACATTATTTGATGCTGTAGTGTTTTTTGGTAGAGCATTAGAACCTATTGCTACATTATTACCACCAGTTGTCAAAGCTAATAAAGATTGATTTCCAATCGCAGTATTATTTTCTCCTGAGGTAGCGACCTTTAATGATTGATAACCAAGTCCAGTATTTCTTGAGTGTTGCGTTCCGTCTCCTACACCTGATTCGTGCCCAACATAAGTATTAAATGAAGCAGTAGTTATAGTTGAACCAGCAGTATAACCAATGGCTAAATTACCGCCACCTGAAGTAAGAGAAGTAAGAGCATCCATTCCAATTCCAACTGTACCATTTATTCCAGTTGTTGTACTTCCACTTCCTTTTACTGCATTTTTACCTATTGCAACTACTCCGCTATATGCTTGACCACTTGAAGCAGAACCCATAGCATCATTTCCTAGAACAACACAATCAGTTGCAGTTGTTGGAGCATAAAAAGCAGCATATCCAAGAACAACATTTCTTGAACCAGTTGTATTAGAAAAAGCTGAGTATGCTCCTATAAATGTATTTGTATTTCCAGTAGTTGTAGATGCTCCAGCTACGTATCCAATTCCAACTTGAGCATTAAGAACCGCACTCCCTGAACTTGCATTACGATTGGCATTACTAAAAACTCCATATCCAATCGCTGTAATTCCATAAGCTACAACTTCAGAACTTAGAGCTGATTGACCTAAAGCCACATTGCTATGCCCGATTGTTAAAGCATCTAAAGAGGCTGTTCCTACTGCAGTATTATTACCGCCAGTTGTGATTGAAAGCATTGAATTAGAACCAACTGCCGTATTATTGCTATTTGATTGCCCTGATGCTCCATAACCAGCTTTTGAACCTAAATAAGTATTATTAGCTCCAGTTACATTATAAAATCCAGCTTGATTTCCAACGCCTGTATTTCCAGTGTCTGCATTTACTGTACCATGTACTTGAGCATACAATGCTTTGTAACCAAGAGCAGTTGAATAGCTACCATGTTGCTCACTATTTAAAGATTGGTAGCCTATTGCACTATTATATCTTCCAAGTTGTAACGAAGTACCTGATTGCATTCCAAAAAGTGAATTATCTTGCCCTTGATTTATTGCATCTCCAGCTTGTCTTCCAACAGCAGTATTATTTGCTCCAGTCGTAACATTTAGTAAGGCAGTAGCACCAACCGCTGTATTACTTATTCCAGTTGCAAGTTTTAATGCTTGAGAACCAACTGCTGTATTATAACCATTTGAGGGTACAGTCATTAATGCTTGGTAGCCAATAGCAGTAGTATGACCAGCACTTCCAACTGCTTTCCCTGCTTCATAGCCTACAAAAGTTCCACCTTCTGCCGCACCGTGATTAACTGCTAAACCAGCATTATGCCCAATCGCAACCATATTATTTGTAGTTGTTAAATTACTTAATGTACTTGTGCCGATAGCGACATTTTGACCGCCAGAAGTAAGAGAAAAAAGAGATGAAGAACCTATTGCAGTATTTCTATCTGCACTATTATTATTAAGACTTTTTAATGCTCTAAAACCTAACGCAGTATTATCTGATGGATTAGATGAACCACAATCAAGCATTGTTTCATAACCAACCATAGTATTTCTAAAAGCATTAACATCATTTAAACCCATCATTGATCTATAACCAATAGCCATGTTCCCACTGCCATTACTTGCAGTACCATCGTGTCCATTAGTCGTATCATTTGCCTTGTAAGCATCTTTACCAATAGCAACAACATTGTAATCTGTAGTAAGTGCGTAACCAGCATTTGCTCCAAGAACTGTATTATTTTGACCTGTTGTACAACCAGCTAATGCCGAGTACCCAACTGCTACATTTGAGCTTCCAGTTGTTGCTCCAAGCATACTAGCATAACCTACAGCAGTATTATTACTATGAGATTCACCACTAGCTCCTCTCATAGTTGCATAACCTACAGCAACATTATTGCTTCCAGTAACATTATAAAAATCAGCTCTGTAACCAAGCGATGTGTTTAAATCACCAGTTGTAACATTCGCACCAGCATCTTCTCCAAAAAAAGCATTAAAAGTTCCACCACTCGCTAAATCTAATCCAGCACCTTTACCAAATACTGTATTTGAAGAACCACTATCATTATTACTAAGACTAATGCGAGAGTTGTCATCAAGAATTAATCTGAAACCACTAGAAGAACTACTACCATAAAACTTCATTGTACCAGCGTTATTTTTTATTCCACTTTGACCGCCATTACCATCATCAACAAAATTAATTCTTTGTTCATCATTAGCTCTTAGATTTAAATCGGGATATGATTTTCTGATTTCTACATTACCACCCGATACAGAAAAAGCCCCAGCAACTGTAAGTCCAGTATTATTTAATGTCATTTTATCGGCATCATTTAACCTAAAATACATATGATTGGAGTTATGGGCGTACTTTATGCCACCGACTGAATACGAAGCTGTATCTGAGAAATAAAGATTACTTGAACCTTCAGTACCGCCTAATATTTGTAGTTGAGCAGTTGAAGAACTAGAAGTTGAATCTGCTATAAATAAATCTGTATCGCCATGTGCTGTCGCAGTTCCAGTTCTTCTTATGTAGGCTTTACCTTCTACATGGAGAGCTTCTGAGGGCGAGGTTGTGCCAATTCCAATGCGATTATTTGTTAAATCAAAATGCATTCTTTCTGTACCAGCATCTCCAGCATCTGTTAAAGACCTAATTTTAAAAGCATCAGCTTCTGTAACCATTTGTATTTTTTTAGTATTTCCGCCACCACCAGTATCTGTCATTATTATATCAGCTCTAGTACCACCTTGTATTAACATTCTTCCAGTAGTGCTATGCTCAATTTTAATTTCACCTTCTGAAACATGGAGCTTTTCTGAGGGCGAGGCTGTTCCAATGCCGACTCTATTGTTACTACCACCAATAGACATAATGGTTGTACCACTAAAATTTTGAAATTTATGAAATTTACTATCTGTGCTTGTTTTATAAGTTGGAGTGCCTTCATTAAAGGCTAACCACTCTCTTGTAAATCCTCTATTATCTGTAGCAAAAGAATGTATTGCATTTCTTATTCTTATATCGCCTTCGACATCTAATTCATGGTCAATATCAGATGTAATTCCTATGCCAACTCGTTTAGTGCCGTTATCAATAGCCATAACTACAGCATCACCAGTTCCAAGAAAGTGCATATCTACATCATAAGTACCGCCAAATTGTAAAGTTCCAGCACCAGTCTTTGTAAGTCTATCTTGCAACATAAGATAGTCATACATATAAATGTTACCACCACCATTAATTGAAACATGACCTGATGCTGTTATATCAAAATCACCACCGCTAGTAATATATAAATTAGCGTGTTTATCGTTGCGGTCATCGTAGCCAGTTATTTTTAATCCTTCACTATCTGCACTTTGTGCTATTTGAAGTTTTGCACCACTTGGCGTTCCACCAATCCCGACCAGTCCTGCTGAAGTAAGATGTATGACTTCTGTTGAGTTTGTTCTAATACTTAATGGATGATTTGAATATGTACCAATAGCACCAACACTATCGCCACCCCTAATACTTACTTTTAAATTACTATCTGTATCTAAAACATCAATGTATGCGTTAGAACCAGTAATTTGTAATGTACCCTCGATTATCTCATCATAAGCAAAACTACCAGCACCCTCAACTTTAAAATCGCCAGTTATTACAAGATCACCATCTATTTCACCGCCTTTGCTTAAGTCAGGAGTTACGGCACTCCCCATTCCACCAATCATTATACTTCCACCAATCTTACTGCACCAGTTGTTGTTGAGGTCGAGTTGTAATTAAAACTAATTGTTAGCCCTAGCCCTCTTGGTACTGTTAAAAACATTAAAGTATTTTTAGGTATAATCATATCGTTTGATGCATTTACATCTGTAGCCGATGCTGAGAAATTAAAATATATTTCAACAGCACTATAGACCCCTAAAAGGCCAGTAGCTGATTTTAAACTTTTATGTGTTGTGTTAGTTACAGCGGCTGAACTACCAGCAGTCCCTGCGGATGCTACTGTCCATTCTCCCCCAACTGTAGTGTTTAGTGCTTCTTGTACTGAATAAGTATGAGTATCTGCCATTTTTCTTCCTCTCTAAGCTATGACACAAGCGTGAACGAGATCGTTATGCTTGAATTATTTTTTCTTTAATTTTTTAATGGTTTTCTTAACAAAAGATTTTTTGTATGGAGAAAAATCATCTTCATCCATAATTCTTTCATAACCTTGGTTTTCCAAGTCAAACAACTTTTCAGGATGTTTTTTTAATTCGATGTCTTCGACTCTTTGAACTCTACCATTATTAGGTTTTTTCCAGTATTGCATAGTTATCTTTCTTTTTACTGAGGGCAGTCGTCACCGCCCCCAATAGTTAGTTAAAAGACTTAAGCTACGTTAGTAAACTTAATACCTTTTTTATTGTCTGAATCGTCAATTAACTTCACACCATACAATAAGTCACTTACGACTTTTGTACCAAGAGCATCGACAGAGTATTCACTCTGAACTCTAACTTCTTGCTGTGAAGCAAAAGCACAAGCTGACTTATGGAAAATAGCTCCAGGTATAACAGAAGCGTTACCACCAGTAGCTACAGTGTTAGACATATATACATCTATACCATAAAGTGAGCCAACCATTCCAGACCTAAGTCCTCGGTTACCTTCTCCGACTGCATCATTTCTAATGAAGTACTGAGCAATACCAGCAGATGGGTTTAAAATATCAGCAAACAGAGTTGGATTAACAACCATTGCACATTCGCCATCCATATAAGGGATTTCAGCTTCACCAAGAGCAGCAAGAGCAGCTTCAAAAACTGCAGCTGTTAGGGTGTCGTCAGCAGACAAAGCTTGAGAATCATTAAGACCATCTAACTCAGCCCAAATATCAGCATCAACTTGACGAGCAAGAGCTTCGCCCATCATTCTTGAATACTTAGCTACCAAATCAGCTTCTGACTGAATTAATGCTACATCCTCAAATAATTTTGCTACGTATTTGTGTTTATTAATTGATAACTGAGTTGTTGTGGTTGCAGTTGCATCGTAAGTTACATCTGCACCCGCATCTTTACCTGTAGCTGAAATAAGACTCATTTCTGGGATGTTAATTGCATCTCCATAGCCTTTACCGCTTACAAGTGCAGAGTAGTCATCAACTAATCCACGAAAGACAGTTTTACGTTCAAAATATTTATAAATTCCATCAGCCCAAATTTCTGGAATAAAGTGCTGATCTGTTGTAGTCGTTACTGGACTACCTTGATAATGTTTAGCCATTTAAAGTTACCTTTTCATGTATGATTGCAATACTGTACCCCAATTTCTTCTTCGCTCATCATCTGGCATATCAACCCAATCTGTTGTTGTTTTAGTGGGTATTGTGCCTTGTCTATCAGGAGGATTTACTTTTTCTTGTTCAGTAAACTCTTCTATAATGCTTAAAAGAACTTCGGTTTCAACATTGACAAATTTTTCTCGTTTAGATTCAGGAAGTTGAGCTAAAGCACCTTCACGAAGTCTTGCATCCATTGCTTCCCATCTTTCCTTGTAAGGTTTATAGGATTCAATTTCACCAGCAAGATCTGTATTTAGCTCTTGCCATTTCTCTTCTTCACGAAGCTTTGCTCTACGCACTTCTTCCTCTTTAGTTTTAAAAGACTCAAGATTCTCTCTAAGTTGATTTCTTTCTGAAATAACTTCATTTAACCTTGAAATCGGTACATTGTTTTCGACTTGTGTGTCGGGTTCCTGTTTTACATCTGGCTCGATGGTTACATCTTCTGGCATTTTGACCTCTTATGTGAGTGATTAATTTATACAAGATTCCCTTGCATAATAGATACATCATAAACTAACTTACAATAGTAATCTAATGCAAGAAAAAAATTACGAATTTAAGAAAAAGTGGTTTAACTATTTAAACTATGAACCACATGACGGGCAATTAGCTTTGCACTATCCTGAAAAACAAGATGCTAGATTTCATGTAATTGTATGTGGAAGAAGGTTTGGCAAGACTTGGGCTAGTGCTATGGAAGCTACCTACGTAGCCTCTCAACCAGATAAACGTATTTGGGTTGTAGGTATGTCTTATCGCAAGGCTAGGCTTATATTTAGAGAAATATGGCAACGAATGGTTGTAGGTCATGGGGAAGATGTAGATAAAGCATCTGAAAAAGATATGTACATTCGTTTTAAATGGGGAACTACTGTTGAGGGGATGTCGGCAGATAATGCGGATTCATTAGTGGGGGAGGGACTTGACCTACTCGTAATTGATGAGGTAGCCAAAATGAATAAAAAGATTTGGGATATGTACTTATCTCCTACTGTAGCTGGCAGAAAAGGTAAAGTTTTATTTATTACAACACCTGAAGGTAGAAATTGGATATATGATTTATATAAACTAGGCAGTCAAGATGAAGAATGGAATAGCTATACTTCACCATCCTGGAAAAATCAACATGAATTTCCTTTAGGATTAGAAGATCCTGCAATTGTAGAACGTAAAAGAAATATGTCAAAAGAACTTTTTGGTCAAGAGTTTGGAGCAGAGTTTTCTGTGTTTGAAGGTAAGGTTTGGAACTTTCATAGAGATTTAGATGTAGGAGACTTTCCATATGACCCTAATTTGCCTACATTTTGCACAATTGACTTTGGGTATAGGCAGCCAGCAGTTCTCTTCATACAGACCCAATTTGACGGTAATATAGACCATATTAGAGTGTTTGATTGCATATTACATAAACAAAATATTAAAACTGAAGACTTAATAAAAATGATTAAGATAAAAGGATACCCAATTATGTCTTATTATGGTGACCCAGCGGGAGCAAATGTTCAAGGACAAAGCGGAGCTGGAGATATGGAGATATTTAGAAAAAGTGGTATTAGAGTATTATTTACAAGAAATAGAATGAGTCGCAATATCGTTAATAGTGTGTCTTATACTAGAGGGTTTTTTGAAAGTGCCGATGGTACAAGAAGGATTCATGTACATAAGAATTGCAAGGAAGTAATTGAAGACTTTGAAGAGTATAGATACCCTGAAGCCCAAGATGGCAAACCTATTCGAGAAGAACCTTTAAAAGATGGTTTTCATGATCATGGAAACGATGCTTTTAGGTATTTTATAATTAATAGATTCCCAATGAAAAATAAAGAAATGAGAAGGATACAAAGATGATTGAAAAAATGTTAAAAGATAAGTTATTAGAGACAAAACTTATGATGTCTCACTCTAGAAGAAATGAAATTAGAAAACACTTAGATTATTACTCAGGGGTTTCAACAGACCAGTATATTATGAGGTATTTTAATGGCGATGCTTTTAATGAAATTCCTCCAACTTTAACTAATTTTACTAGAAAATTTATTAACAAAATTAGCAGGATATATAGTTTAGGTGCTAAAAGAAATGTTGGTAAAGGAACTGAAAGATATGAAGAGTTAACAGTAACAAAAGATGTTAGAATGAAACATTCAGAGAGAATGACTAGGTTAATTGGTACAATTGCCAATAGAGTTCATTGGAGAGATAATGGTGTTTTTGACTATAGGCCTATTTATTATTTTGAAACATATTTTGAAGATGACCCTTTTCAGCCAAGTGCTATAATATATCCATTACTACATAGCACAGCAGATTTATCAAATGCCGAAAATTTACAATGGGAATATTGGGATAATGAGAAGTATGGCATTATGAATGAAGATGGAAAGATGATTGAAGAAACAGAAAACCCATATGGTATTATTCCTTTTGTTTTTACGCATAGAGAAGATCAAATTGATTCTTTCTTTGTAGAGGGAGCATCAGACATAGTTAACTGTAATGAGCAAACAAATATAGCTCTTACAGAAATGAATTTAGGCATGAGATTTAATATGTTTGGACAACCTTGGGTTACGGGTCTTAATTCTGACCAAGCATTGGTAAGAAGTGGTTCAGATACAATTTTAGACATGGGTGATGAAGGTGCTTATAATATAACAAGCCCACAAGGCAATATTCTCGAAGGTATACAGAACATAAAGTTTCAAATGGAATTAATTGCTATGAATAATCATTTGTGGGTGACCTGGGCAGAATCAGGCGGAGAAGTACCTAGTGGTATATCCCTTATGATTAAAGATATGGAAAGAAAAGAAGACTATTATGATGATATTGCATTATGGAGATTGTATGAGAAAGATTTTTATAATGTAGAGCGTGTTATAGCATCTTATAATGGAATAGACCTACCTGAAGAATTTGCTGTAGATTTTGAAGAGGTTGAGTATCCTAAAACAGTACAAGACCAGATATTAAAAGATAATTTTGACTTAGAAAATAATTTATCTACCCAAGCACAAATAATGGTTAGAGAAAACAAAGATCTTAGTTTAAAACAAGCACAAAAACTAATTGATGACAATGGAAAAACAAATGAAAAAAGAAAGCAACAGTCAATTTTTAATCAATTCCGTCAGGGAGCTGGACAAAATCAACAATTTAGAAGTCAAGTTCCAGGGGACGATTCAAGAGATAATAAATAACCCAGAACGATGGGCTGAAAAACAAGCAGAACGAATATTGTTTGAAAATGAAAATAAATACTTGCAAGCTAAAAAATTAGGAAAAGAGTTTTGGGATGGCATTAAAGATAAAAACAAACTTTAGTTTTAGTAAACTATCTAAAAAAACACCAGACTTATTAAATAAATACTTAAGTGAGTATGCAAAAGGGTCTGTAGGTGGCACAAGACAAAACATTAACACTAGAAAAAGCATTGACGGCAATACGCTAGTCTCAATGAGCAAGGAAAATGGGCAACCATTAATAAATACTAAGGATATGTACAATACTTTAAAGGCAACTAAAAATACTCTAAACATTAATGAGTATGGATGGGGTCATAATGAAGGTTTGTACAGAGTTAAAAAAGGTACAGAATTAAGAAATTTTATTGGAGCTTCTAAAGAAATTGAAGCATTGATTGATAAACAGTTTGATTTAGAAATAGATAAAGCTCTTTCAAAATAACCATTTCTTGCATACCAAACAAAATTAGAGGTATTTTATGGCAACTATAGATAAGGAAACTTTAGATGACAAAGACAGAGGATTATTGCTTCTCGTTGCTCTTGGAATATCTTATGACACTCGAATCTTTGGTGAAAGACTTAGACAGGAGATTAACAGACTTGTCAGAAGTGGAGTTAGCCAACAATCAATTGCTAGCATTATTAACTCAGACTTCCAGTCAAATGGAAGAATCTTCGGAGAACTTAAAAATGCAATCAAGCGAGGAGTCGTGGGAGGAATTAATCAAGCTTTCCGCAGAAGTGGAAGGATGGGAAAAGAATTAAAATGGATAGCAGTATCTAAAAACATATGCCCAGACTGCAAAAGCAGGGCTGGTCAAGTAGATAGTTGGGAAGGTTGGGAAGTGAAAGGTATGCCTGGTTCTGGATGGAGCGTGTGTAAGGAATACTGCTACTGTCAACTACTTCCTGCAAGTTTAAACATAGAAGAAATTATAAAAATATGAGTAGATACCAAATAGCTATGTGGTTTTGTAAAGATTGTGCATGGCTTTGGAAAACACTTAGTGCTGATCGTGAAACTGAAGATCAGTGTCCTAGCTGCAATTCTTACAGATCTCAGCGAATTATAAAGCCAAAAGACACTAAAACTCTAGTATAACAAGTTAAAGTTTTGTATATTCTAGTATGTTGTTGCTCAAGGAGAGGACAACTTAATTAACTAGCATATAGGAGTTATTATGAGAATAGCAAAAGTACCCCTTCATTTCAATCGAGATGAATTTTTAACACCCTTTGATAGAATGTTTGATGACATTCTTAGCACACAATTTCCAGAATTTGCACTTCAAAGTGGAATATCCTTTGAAAAAGGCTCTTTTCCAAGAGTAGATGTAGCAGATTACGATGATTCAGTAGTAATTATTGCTGAAATACCATCATTAAAGAAAGATGCCTTAAAAATAGAGGTAGATAAAGGTATTTTAAGTATTAGTGGAGATAAACATCAATTAGATGAAGATAATGTTCGTTATATACGTAAAGAGTTAAAACATTCATCGTTTAGACGATCTTTTAAGTTAGGAGAGGTTTTAGATGCCGATAATATAGTAGCAACTTTTGAAGATGGTGTTTTAAGAGTTGAAATACCTAAGAGTGAGCCAAGTGCTAATAGTAAACGGGTAGTAGACATAGTATAATGTGTATATATATATACTTATATATAGTAACCCGATTATGGGTATAGCTTAAAAATGGAGTTGTTGATATTGTTGAAGTTACAGGCACTAGATATGATTACCTATATCAAAATACAGTATGAGGGGTATAAATACCCTATATCTAAAAACGGGTATAGGTTAAAGGATTTGTTTTTCTTTTTCTATAACAAGATTTTGCCAGGCTTCTTTCTGAGCGGGGGTCTTTCTTCCTTTTGGCAAAAGAGCAATCCCAACAACTCTAGCCCTATCTCTCCACTGTTTGGCCGTTTTTCTTTTTTTATTTTTTATTTCTTCGGCATTAAAAGTCTTAACTTTTACAGCTTCAATAGCTGAAGGCGGTTTTTTAGTGATAGGTTCTATTATTTCATCCTCTTCAACTACGGCAGCTTCTGTGATTTCAGCATTTAAAAACTTTTCAAAGGGGCTTTGGTGGTTAGCTACTTCAACTCTTTTTATTAGTTTACCAGAATGCTCTAATACAAGTCTACCAGCTTGTACATTACCAGCTTCTGCTTCTCTGATCATTGAACTAAGCACTGCGGGCAGTTTAGAACCAAATGATATCATATATCTTTGATAAAAAACTTCTACAAATTCTGGGTCTTTTAACCACTTGTGTATTGTTACTGATGAGACTCCCGATTCATCTGCAACATCTTTTATTCTTGCACTTGGTTGAGACACTAAAAGCTCTACAGCTCTTACTTTAGATGTCTTCCAATGGGTAGGTAAATTTATGCTCATTATCTCTCCGACTTTCTAGTTAATATTACAGACTTTAAGTATACTAAGACAAGAAACAAAGTTTCTTATTTCTGCCGACCTAAATCCACTAATGGCAGAAATCCTACTATACAAGCATAAGTATAGTGGTGGGACATTCTTTTGGGCATTTCACGAGGAGAGGGGTAACTCGCTCTGCTATAAAACAATATACGGGTACGGGGGGTCAATTGCAAGGCCTAAATAAATAAATATGTTTTAGTTGACTTTCTCACATATTATATGTATGAGGCTTGGCATTATACAAATAAAGTAATTAAAGTGCTTGCATATTAAAATAAATCGACTGATCGTACCAAATCCAGGGGATAATCATAAAGCCATATAGATAGCCGCCTTACTATGAGATACGGCCATTTAGGGCTAAATATGGAGGTTTACTCTCTATAGAATTAAATTAGTTTTAATTGGTTGTTGACATTGTCATTCATAGTGTTTAAAATCAATTGTTAATTAAATAAAAAAGGGGTTAAACATGAGTGATAATATATTAATATTTAGTATTTTTCTTGGGTTGTTAGGGTTACTATTACCCTTAATTCATGCGGTTGTTTTTGAATTAATCAAACTATTTAAAAGGGGTTAAACATGACACACACAAATAATAAAATGTTAAAGAAAAATAAAGCTTTTAATCATATTCTAGAAACCATAGAAGACCTAGAAACAATCGAAGACTTGATACTATCTGAAGTTTTCAATACGGGAGATGATGAAAGAATGACACAATTTAGAGAATCATTAAATCATGCTAGAAATTTAATATGGTTTAAATACATAAATAAAAAGGGAGAAAAATAGAATGGATTTTATACACAATCACGCTATTGAAATTTGTATCGTATTTATGATAATAGGGTTACTAGGTGCAATGGGTTGTATTGGTGGCCTAATTATGCTAGATATACAAGGCTATCGAAAGCGTAAAAAGGAGGAGTTGCAAAAAAAAGCTAAGATGGTTTTATGGCTTGCATCCAATACTAATGAATTTGAATACTATGAAGCTTGCGAAAGTTTTGGTTTGTGTCCTAAAACTAGTGTGACGGAATTAATTTTGGGGGTTCATTGTGACTAAATCAGAAGCAAAATTAATTTTAGGTAGTGGACTTTCATGTACTTCAAAAATGCCTTGTTACAGTTTTAATTTGTCCGCATTGGATTGCAAGACGGGGTCAAAATTAGTAGGTTTAAAAGGGTCTGTCTGTGAAGGTTGCTACGCTTTAAGCGGTAATTATCAACGCTATAAATTACCTTTTAAGATGCAACCTAAAACGGAAAAAATAAACAATCTTAAATGGGTTGATGCAATGACAAAATTAATTTTAAATCAAGGGAGTAAAAAAGACTCTAATTATTTTCGTTGGCATGATAGCGGAGACATTCAAAGTGTAGAACATTTGAGAAAAATTGTTTTAGTTTGTTTAAAAACTCCAAAGGTCAAACATTGGATACCAACAAGAGAGTACAGAATAGTAAAAGAATATCTAAATAAATACGGGCAATTCCCTTCGAATTTAGTTCTTAGGCTTTCAGCACATATGATTGACAAAAACGCACCAATGCTAAAATATAAGGGTCAATTTTTGCCAACGTCGACAGTACATAAAAATAAGCCCGCTTTTGGTACAGAATGCGAAAGTTACAAGAATGACAATGAATGTAAGGAATGTCGCTTGTGTTGGAATCCTAAAATAAATAACATATCTTACAAATATCATTAAATAACCCCTACCACAACGAAAGCCCCCTTTTTAGGGGGTTTTTTTGTATCTAGACCCGTTAAAATCGTCCCATATTCAAGATCTGTGGGGCTTTTATGGGTCTAGGCATACCTATGGCAGCCCGCTTGGATTTAAGCCGAATTTGAGCGAATTTAAGCCTTCTGTGATGATTGATTGACGACAGAATATACAAATGAGATTGCGTCTCAATAACAACAAATAACTAGGAATGATTACTACTTAGGAAATTTCTAGATTTATAATTTATATTTATAATTTATAATTTATATTTATAATTTGCTTGACTTCTAGTAAAACACTCCAATTTTATTTTGGACTGATCTTAAAATAATTCTTGACTTTTAGAAAAAACATCGAACCACTTTTTGGTTGGACAAAATCCAGGGAAGTCAAGAACTTTTTTGTAAAATGTAAAAGTTTTTTTCATACTGCGTTTAATATGCCTATTTTAGCGTTTAGAGACATTTTTTAAGTACTCGACATCTAATATTAAAAAAGTTTTTTACGGCCAATGTGGTATGATCTTGGAGCTTGCCCCTCGGAGAAATTGAGCGGTAAATATAGTTATTGCTAGATTTATGAAAATAATTCAAAATATTACTTGACTTTGATTGTTGATATAAATTAATCTTTATCAACTTAAAAAAAGGAAATACAATGAAAACAATAAATGAGTTTAACAGAAATAATCTTGATATAATGAGAGCTTCTATAAATAGTAAATTAGCTGAATTAGAATCTGATTTTAATATTAAGATTAAATTAGGTCGTATTAGTTATAGTGACAGTAATTTTACTTCTAAAGTGGAATGCAATCTTGTCAAAGATGGTCAAGTTATTGAGACTATTGCTACTGATTTTGATAGGTATAAAGATGCTTGGGGATTGCAATTTTCTCTAGGGTATACTTTTTTATCTAATGATACCCGTTATAAAGTTGTTGGTTTAAAACCTAGGAATAGAAAATATCCCATTATCGCTGAAACATCTAGAGGCACAAGGTATAAATTCTCTGAAAATAAAATCAATGATATTTATGAGAGTAGTTTATAATGAAGGTTCTTGATTTATTTGCGGGTTCAAGGTCATTTAGCAATATTGCTGATGGCCTTGGCCACGAGACATTTGCCGTTGATATTAATCCATTTGACGGCATCGATTATGTTACTGATATAATGGATTTTAACCCTAAAAAAGTACCCTTTAAACCCGATTTAATTTGGGCTTCTCCACCTTGTACCACATTTAGCGTTGCTTCAATTGGTCATCATTGGGGTGGTGGTAAGCGTGGGTATATTCCTAAAACTGCTAATGCTTATAGAGGTATGGCATTTGTTAAGAAAACTCTAGAGATTATTGATTTTTATAAACCAAAGTATTGGTACATGGAAAATCCTAGAGGTGTACTTAGGAAATTAGATGTAGTCAAAGACTTACCTAAAAATACTATTTGGTTTTGTACTTATGGAGACGACAGAGCTAAGCCTACAGACATATGGAATAACGATTTAAATTGGATACCTAGACCCGTATGTAAGAATGGTAATAAGGACTGTCATCATGCACCCGCTCCTAGAGGCTCAAGAACGGGTACACAAGGCCGTAAAAACAACTATGAGCGTAGTAAGTTGCCTAATGAATTATGTCTTGAAATACTAGCAAATAAGGAGGTTTAATTGAAATCATATAACAGAAAATATCCTAAGAAACAAAAATGGGTTGCTATTTATATTACTGATTCATGTGACCCTATTGTTTATGGAATTTTTAAATCTGAAAAGTCTGCGAATGAATATGTAAAATATATGTACGAAAATGAATGGACAGAATATGAGCATAATAACGATGCATATTTACAAGTAGAAGAAATTAGGGAGTTGACAATTGTTAAATAAAAGTAAAGTACTAGCTGAATTACAACAGATGCAAATTGGTTTAGCTCATTCAGAGCGAAGGGATATTTATAATTTTCTTTATAGATTTCTTGATGGATGGGATGAAGAGTCAATTAAAATCTTATTAAATCAATACAAAAGGAGATAAAATGAAAATACTAATAGCTTGTGAAGAGAGTCAATCAGTTACAAAAGCATTTAGAAAATTGGGTCACGAGGCATTTTCTTGTGACCTACTAGATGCTAGTGGTGGTCATCCCGAATGGCATATTAAAGGAGATGCTTTAAAGGAGGCTTATAGCGGTAAATATGACATGATGATTGCCCACCCACCATGCACTTATCTAGCAGTAAGTGGTGCTAGGTGGATGTATAATAAAGACGGCTCAGTTAATCAAGAGAGGTTGCAAAATCAAAAAGATGCATTGCAGTTTGTTTATAGCTTAATGGATGCACCTATGGATAAGATTGCTATTGAAAATCCCGTAAGTGTAATTAGCTCTCAAATCAGAAAACCCGAACAAATAATTCAGCCTTGGCAGTTTGGTGATGAAGCTCAAAAGACTACTTGTTTGTGGTTGCATAACTTACCACAATTGAAGCCAACTAAAATTGTTGGTAAGGGCGAGTTTATTGAATGGACAGATAAGAATGGTAGGAAGAAAAAACAAGCCAAGTGGTATCTTGAAGCTCTTTCAAAAGCAAAAACCAATGCAGAACGTAGGACTCTAAGAAGCAAGACTTTCCAAGGGATAGCAGATGCAATGGCACAACAATGGGGTTTATAATGAGAATGAACAGAGAAGATCTGAAAAATCCGTTAACAAAAGTTAAAAAAGGTTGTGCTAATCATAATACGGGTCACAAATGTTCGGGCATAATGATTAATCGACAATTGCAGCAATGGATAAATTCGGAAATGTGCGAGAAGATTTGCCTTATAAAAGAGGGTAAATCATGTGATTATTTTACTAACATAGTTGAACCATCAATAAAGGAGTTATAATGGAGGACTTGGATTATATTAGAAAGCAACCATTTGATATATATGAAAAACTTAAAAAATATCACAAAGCACTTAGTGAGATAGCTAATTGCTCAGAGCAAGGGAATCCAATTTATTTAAAAAAAATAGCAAGAGAGGTATTAGAAGATGGCTAAGATAAAAATAGATAAGAAATCAAAAAGAGTTTATAATATGCTACAGCGATTAGATGTTATAAAATACATAAAAGAAAATGAAACAATTACTCAAGATCAGTGGAAAAATCTTGTCGATGCAATTTACTATGAGGTTTATAATGAAAAAATATAAAAAATTAATAAGAATATTGAAAGCCTATGATATATCTCAATCAAATTATATAGGTGGATTAGAAGATTACGATGATTGGATAGAATTTATTGATAATATTGATAAATCTATTAATAGTAAAAGTTGGCGGTGGTTAACTAAATAGGAGAAAAAATGATAAAAAATGATTATATTGAAAAAGAACAGATATTAAGAAAATGCATCAAGTTTATAAGGTCACTATGGGTACATACTGAAGGAGAAGACTTGGGGCAATACTCAATATTAAAAAAAGAAATGAATATATTATCAGATAAAGTAAATGATATTATAATTGAATTGGATGCTTATGAGCAAAATAAAAACAAATCTTAACCTATCTAAAAGAATAGTCTCTCAATACGAACTAAATACAAGTATTGCTATTATGGATAATATAGGAGACTGTGGATTTTATAGCGTTTTAAGTGATACAATATATCTTAATAAATCTTATAATTCTTATGCTGAGTTTTTATTAACCTTATTACATGAAATTTGTCATGCATTAGATAATAAAAGATTGGGAAAAAAGTTTATTAAGAAGTACAATCAAGCATCTCAAGTAGCTACTTATTATGGTTTAAATGCCCATGATTATAATAAGTGGGAGATCAGAGCAGAAAAATGGGCAAAAAAGGAGTACAACAATGGAAAACTATAGAAGAAAAACAGATGCAAACATCGAATCTTTAAAGTACTATTTTAAAGATAAGGAATGGTTTGATAAGACAACTTATACTAAAGGTAGGCAATTTGATTATTGGAGCAATAAGGCAACTGCAATACCGCCCAAAAGATGTCCTAAATGCAAAAGAGCTTTTCAAATGCTCATTCAGAATGTTGACCATAGGCCTTATACGTATTTATTAAGTGCATTGTTTGTTAATGTTAGATTAGAAAAGGAGATTTGCCATGAATGTAAGTGATAAGTTAATATTGGATTTATGTGGTGGTACGGGTTCTTGGGCTAGACCTTATAAAGAGGCGGGTTATAATGTAAAAACAATAACTATTCCCGAATATGATATTGTAAAATGGCGACAATACCAAGATATCTATGAGCCTATAATGGCAAATGAGGTTTATGGTATCCTGGCCGCTCCGCCTTGTACGATGTTTAGTTATGCTAGAACAAATGCTAAAACTCCTAGGAATTTTCAAGAAGGTATGTACACAATACAAGCTTGCATGGAAATTATTTGGCAATCTCAAATGTGTTTTGAAGCTAGTTATACAAAAAAATCTAGATTAAAATTTTGGAGTTTAGAAAATACGGGTGGTTTTTTAAAGAATTTTCTAGGTAAACCTATTTATACTTTTAATCCGTATGACTTTGGAGATAATTATAAGAAAAAAACTTGCCTTTGGGGATGGTTTAATGAACCTATAAAAAATCCAATTGATTGTGATATGCCTAAGTTTGATCGGTTATCGACAAAAGATATTCATGGAGAATTTTACGGCAAATTAACTAGGACTGAAAGAAGAAGTATTACACCCCAAGGGTTTGCCAATGCATTCTTTGAAGTTAATAAATAGTTTGCGGATAGGTTTATAATTGGTTAATATAGACATATCAAAAAGGAGATTCAATAAAGTTTTTGCGTGGTTTATGTTGAGGGTTGGTTTCCTCCTTTTTTCCAGCCCTCCACGCTTAGCAAAGGAGATTATATGAAAAGTGCTTACATGGGTTTTATACCCGCAAATGTTAGGTATGATAACAGCCTATCTGCTAGAGATAAGGTTATATATTCAGAGATTACAGCAACCATTGATGGCGATAAATGTAAAAAAGGCAATGCCTACTTTGAAAAAATATTTAATATATCAAGTACAACTCTTGGCAATTGTTTAAGAAGTTTAAGAGAAAATGGTTATATTGAAGTTCATATTGAAAAAGCTAAAAACAGTCATAAAGTTTTAAATCGTTATATATACCTACCCTGTACCAATAAACGGGTAGGGGTAGAACAAGAATTAGAAACACCCTCTACCCAAAATGTGATAGGGGTAAATTCTAGATCAGAGGAGGATTTATCAAATAAAGAGCAAAAATCATCTCAAAATCGGGCTACATCTTATAGTAATAAGATAACATATATAAACTCTGATAGGTACACTAAAAATCGGGTAGAGTTATTGCCTGAAATTAATTCTAAGCAAGTAGAATATTTAGATAGCATTGTTAGAAAGTTTTACACAAGAAAAAGAGAACAACTACCAAATGTTATACATTCAGAGTGGCATAAAGATAAGACTCTTATAAATGATTCTATTAATACTCTTTATATGATTATAAAATTAGATGATTATGATGAGAAGTTGGTTAAAAATGTATTAAATTGGGCAATTGATGAAAAGTTTTGGCATTTAAATCTTACATCTTTAAGAGGTCTTAGAAAGAAATCTAATAATGGTCAAAGTAAGTTTACCAATATTTATTTAAAATACAAACAAGGAGAACAATAAAATGGAGACAATATTCGGAATAGTAGTGTTAGCTACATTATGTGGATTATTGGTATTAGTGGCATATTTAAAAACTGAATTAAATATTGCTGAAAATAGAATAGATGATTTGGAGTTTTTGTATGACCTTCGAAAGTAAGGGCATATTTATAAGAGGTACAAGTGGTCAAGAAAAAACAAAATGCCCTGAATGTTCGCCAGGAAGAAAGAAATCTTTTGACCCATGCTTGTCTGTTAATATAGATGAAGGTGTTTGGAATTGCCATCATTGTGGTTGGAAAGGTTCTTTAATGAAATCAAATAAAACATTTACAGCTCCTTTGATCCAAAAACCAAAGCAAGAAGTAATAACAGATTTACCTATTGAAATAGTTAATTGGTTTGTCGATAGAGGTATTTCTGAGGAAACACTAACTGCTGAGAAAATTGGATATAGTAATGGTTGGATACAATTTCCTTTTTATAAAGAAGAAGAAGTTGTCAATATCAAATATCGTAAGGTTGATAAATCATTTAAGCAAGAGAAAAATGCAGAGAAATGTTTTTATAGGTTTGACCACTTACAAGGTATGAAGACAATTATTATAACTGAAGGAGAGATGGATGCTTTATCAATAGTAGAGAGCGGACTAAATAATGTAGTATCTGTTCCAGATGGAGCAACTGCACCAAATTCTAATCCTACAGATAGAAAGTTTAGCTACCTTATATCTGCTGAAGACCATTTTATGAATGCAGATACTGTAATACTATGTACTGATAGCGATGCATCTGGAAAGCATTTAAGAGAAGAGCTTTCTAGGAGGATAGGTAGAGAAAAATGTTTTAGAGTTACCTACCCATTAGATTGCAAAGATATGAATGAGGTTCTAGTAAAGCATGGTCAAGATAGGGTTATGGAAGTTATTGCTAATGCACATCCTTATCCAATTGATGGTGTAGTAACTATAGGAGATGTTACAGAAGAAGCTATTGATTTATTAAATAAGCCTGAACATATGGGGCTATCAACGGGTTGGGTAGATATAGATAGTTTTTATAGAGTAAGCCCTAGTGAAGTAACTGTTATAACGGGTGTACCTAATATGGGTAAATCAGAATGGATGGATGCTTTAATGATAAATATGATACAAGACTATGGTTGGAAGTTTGGGATATTTTCAGCAGAGAACTTTCCTGTTAAGCATCACTTATTAAAATTAGTTGGTAAATTTGCATCTAAGCCTTTTTATGGTGAAGAAAAAATGTCTGAAGAAACTGCAAGAAACTCTATGGCAATACTAGATGACCATATTAAATTTATAGGTACACAAGAAAATTCAGTTACCATAGCTTCAATTATGGAGCAAGCTAGACTGCTTAATTATAGGTTTGGTTTAAATGGATTGGTGGTTGACCCTTGGAATACACTAGAACATAAATTTGGAGATGGGGAAAATGAGACTAATTATGTATCAAGAGTTTTGTCAGAGCTTAGTGCTTTTGCTAAACTTAATGAAATACATATTTGGGTAGTGGCTCATCCTAGAAAAATGGAAAACGACAATAACAGAAGACCCGTAGTGCCATCACCTTACGATATCAGTGGATCAGCTAATTGGTTTAATAAATGTGATAATGCAATCACTATCCATAGACATAGAAGCGATGAGGATGATTATGTGGGTGTTCATGTACATAAAATTAGATTCCAATATAAAAATGGCAAACCTGGAATGGGTAAGTTAAACTATAACGTAAAAACAGGAAAGTATATTTACCATGAAGAAAAACCTAAAGAAAATCTTTTTGGATAGAATTGAAAAGCTACCTAATAACGCTGGCAAAAGCGAAGATTATCACTTAAAAAAAATGTGTAAGAAACTACACGATGAGTTTGATAAAATATGGGTTAGGTATAACAATAACAAGTCTACTTATAATCAATGGGAAAAAGCAATGAATAAGTGGCTAAGTGCGGAGTGCATATGAAAGTAAAAAGATACGTAGTAACACCAGATAAACATTTTCCATTACATGACCAAAAGGCCATTAATGTATTATGTAAGGCAATAGAGATTATACAACCTGATGGTTATATAGACCTCGGAGATGTGGGAGAATTTTCAAGTACTTCCCACTGGCAATGGGCAAAAAAGAAGAGGCCGCCGTTGGAATATCAATTACCATTTGTTCATAAAGATATATTCGATGTTAACCAAGGTATGGATATGATTGATGAATCATTGGATAAGGCAAATGTAAAAATCAAACATTTTGTTGAAGGTAATCACGATGATTGGTTAAATAAATTTGTTGTAGAAAATCCTTATTTAGATGATTTAAGATTTCCTAAAGCAGTAAGACTTAAGGAAAGAGGCTATAGATATCATAAAATAGGCAAGTTACTTAGAATAGGTAAGCTTAATTTTTATCATGGCCATCATTATGCGGGTGTACAGCATACTAGGAATCACTTAATTAGAATGGGTGGTAATGTAATGTATGGACACCACCATGATATTCAGCAGTCTTCAGTGACTCATATTGATGGAGCAAAATCTGCTTGGAGTATTGGATGTTTAAAAGATATGACTGCTGAAGCAAATGCTTGGCTAGGAAATAGAGCAGTTAATTGGGGTCATGCTTTCGCTATAGTTGATTTTTACCATAGTGGATTATTTACAGTTCATATAGTTCAAATTATTGATGGTAAAACATCACTATGGGGAGAGTTAATTAAAGGTTGACAGTCTATAAGTTACATTAGTAGTTTTTAACTAACAAATAAGGAGAATATAATGTATTACAATACAACTAAACAAGATGGTAATGATTTAAAAAGTTACAAATCTAAAGCGTTGTCACAAGAAGCTAAGATATTAAATTATTTTACTGTAAAAGGCAAGGCAACTCCCACTGAAATATGGTCAAGAATGTCAGCAGATGCTTTGCTTACATCAGTTAGAAGGTGTATTACTAACTTAACTAAGTCAGGTCGTTTAATTAAAACTAAAGTAAAGAAGACTAGTATTTATGGTCGTCCAGAGTATGTATGGGAATTTAACTTAGAGGGGAACTTATAATGAAGGAATATGACCGATTTAATACTTATTATGGGACAATTGTGTGGACAAATCCTAATACAATCAAAGATAAAAGCGTTACAATTCATAGGGCTTCACTTCGAGATCTTATAGAGGGAGTAGAGGAACATCTAGAAAAGTATAAGTCTAGAAAAGCTTTTATGGAGTCTTGTGCTGTTCAACATGACTTGAAAGATGGGATATCTGAATGGACAGATATTACAGAAATGGTGCAAAAAGAACTTAACTAACAGGAGTAAGAATGGAAACAACACAACTAAAAATACCAACTAACGGAAGTGCAGTAGTCGAATTAATGTTTGACAATTGTAAGCAAGGTACTAATGATTATGGCAATTGGAATCTTTATGGTTTGAAAAGTGAGGGGCAAGATGTAAGTCTTTTTGCTACTGACTTACTGCATGAAAAGATGAAGTATTATTCTACGGGCGATGTGGTACAGATTAATAAGAATGAAACTGATCAAGGTCGTATTCAGTGGGAGGTTATACCTAAAAATGGTACACCTGCAAGGGATGCATCTAACTCTACTGCAGCTCCAGTTCAATCTGTAGTTAGTGGTAAATCTACTGATAGTAGGACTGCTGATATACATAAGCAAGTATGTTTAAAGCTTGCAGTGCAGAGTATGGGAGATGATTTTGATGTAGAAGAGATTGAATCCAGGATGTATAGCTTATTGAGTGTGTTGCATGGTAGTGAATCAGATGGTCTACCGATCTAGTTGAAGAAACCATTAATAAAGAAGTTAGATAATGCGTGGGCTAAGAAAATTAGAGAATATGGTATGTGTGAAAACTGCCATAAAACAAAACCGCTTAATGCTCACCATTTCTACTCTAGGTCTATTCGTGTTGTGCGTTGGGACTTAAGAAATGGTTTTTGTTTGTGTGTTGGATGTCATGTTTTTTCGTCAAATTTTTCAGCTCATAAAACTCCCGCAGAGTTTGTTGAATGGGCTATTGAAAAGCGTGGCATCCAGTGGTATGAAGATTTAAAAATGAAAAAAAATTCAATGATTAAGTACGTAGATGCTGATTATGATTTAATTTATAATGACATCTGGGGAGTATAGAATTGCCCCTTAATTTTAATAATAAACAGTGGTTTGAAATAAACTGTTTGACTGAAATGAATTGGCGTTCATGGGGCAAAAAAATTAATATAAGGAGTACAATATGATAGAAGTAATGTTAATGTTTGTATTAGGGTTGGTTATTTATAATAGTAAATTGTGGGAAGATGGAATGTGGGAAACCACTAAATCTAAATGGGTATATTGGAGAAGTAAATGAAAGTGCCTGATTTTATAAAGTGGGCAAAGTCAATGCAAAAAGAAGAGAATAGACTTATGCTAGTTAAGGGTGAAGAGTATACTGTCTCTGATGAAGATAAGTTTAAAAACTTTAAAAGCATTGCTGAACGAATGGGGTTAAGTGCAGAGCAAGTTACTATGATATATCTACTTAAACATATGGACTCTATTAGGAATTATATTCATACGGGCAAAGAATCAAGTGAAGAATCTATTATGGGTAGAATACACGATGCTAGAAACTACTTATTATTACTAGGTGGTATCATTGAGGAGCGTAATTCTGTCAAAAAATAAATTTGGATCAATTCAATGGGTCATAGATGCCTTATATAGTGATGTAAAGGAAAAAACCCATAGAAGGCCTAGGGAAACTGACGAAATACGGGCAGATAGAAACTTATCTTGGTGTCCTGGATGCAGTCGTAAATGGAATATGTATGAAGGTCGCTTATGGGCATCTACAGATATAAAATTATGGAAGGAAAAAGTATGTCCAAAATGCGATTCCCCTGCGAAATAAAAAACGGCAAATTAATTATTACAAATAGAGATGAATTTGATAATACTATTAGTAATTATAGTGGTAACTACTATCTTGAACTAACTGAAACGGGAGTAAGATCTTCACAGCAAAATAATTATTATTGGAAGATTGTAGATTTATTAGCAGAAGATTTAGGATACACTAACCAAGAAATGCATCAAGCAATCAAAGACCATTTTAATATAGATAGTACAAAAGTCTTAACTACAAAAGAATTTTCACAGTTTATAGAGCGTATAATTAGATGGGCAGCAATTGATTTAAATGTTGTAATTCCAGATGTTAAAACTCTTCTTCAATCTTCATAGAAACATCAAATACATCAGGTGCTACTTGAGTCATATTTAAACTATTTTGAGCAAATCTAGCAAATAAATAATCAGAATAATCACTACTTGTTTTATCTTGAGTAAATATAAAAGGAGTATGGTTGCCATTTGTTTTATTCCATAGGTCTTCAATTATACCTTCATCACTAGGTTGAAATTCGTTATAATTATCAGGCATTATATCTGTTGAATTTAGATAGCTAAACTTCATATCATATGACATTCTACCTCCATAAGCACCAAATGCATTATAATAAGTGTGAAAAGGGCTTTTATTAGAATCGCTTATATTTTTTCTGCCATAATTAGACATTGTAGAATATCTTTGCCCACCTAAAGATTCTTGAATATTAACGCTATCAAAAGCTATTGTTCTTTTTACATTTAAATCAGGGCTATGTGGCATATCATGGTATTGACCTAACAATATACATCCTATTTTTAAATTAGTAGTTGGATTAAATAAAGCACCCGCACCACTATCATCTCCATTTGTTGTACCTTCAAATTGGATACCCCAAAACCTATCTTGGACTCCTGTAAAACTTATAATTGTATGACCAGCTCCCCAACTGTCAGTTAAATCTGGGCCAATTAAATGATCTGCTGGGTCACTTGTTACTCCACCTACAACATTAGATATAGCTTGTTTGTTTGAAGCTCCCGCATGATTAACGGCTATAATCTCAGCTTTATCTGTAGCGTGGTCATCACTACTTACTCTAATTTTTGCATCAGCACCTACCATATTATGATTTAATATTGCTATAAAATCTACTTTAAAAGAAGTGCTTTTTAAATCAATCCATAGTTTTAAATGACCATCAGTATTGCCTGTTGTATTAAATTCAACTTGATTTAATGGTCGCATATCATATAGTTCATCAACAGTGCTACCACTAGATAAACTTATATCATCAGAGTTACTTGCTTGTATTCCATAATGACCTCCTACAGGGTCACGAGTTTTTAAAAAATTAACGTAGTCTACATAAAATCTTGGTGTTCTTATATTCATATTTGACATTATGATATTACTCCTATTTCTCTAGCTTTAAATTTTATTGATCCAACTGTTCTTGATATTGATGTAATCATAAAAACCATATTAGTAAAAGACTTATCAAACATTTTTACTGGGTACATATCGGTAAATTGAACAGTGTTACCAACATTAATATCAAAGTATTTTGGGTTTATTAACTCAGATGATATATTTAATCTAACTACCCCATTAATATTGTTATAATAACTATAGAAATCATCGTTAGGATTATTTGATGGGCTTGAAGGTATTTCTGGATATACATAAGCATCAAGTTTTATATCTTTTTTATTTTCTTTTGCATTAATAACATATTCTGCTTTTGAAGAAGGATTGGAGCAGTTCTGTAAAAATAAATATTTAGTGTTGCTTGGGTTTGGATGTTTTTGATAATTAATATCCATTTTAGTTACTATAGAGTTAAAAGAGTCTGGGTTTATATTAATATTTTTTAAATCATATTGAGATAATGTTAAATCTGTTGAAGTATAAGAGTCTTTTATAAATATGTATTCTGGTTGGTTTTGATCGCCTCTTCTAAATCTAAATATAAAACCACCTTCATATTGCAGTTTTTCTAATGTATGTGCTAAACTAGTAGGTTCTAATTGCCAATATCTAATTTTCCAATCTTTTGTATCGTCTAATAATCCATCATTTGCAGCATCACTACCATAACCAATAATTTGGTTTGTATTAGTTGGGTCAGAATCAACATCAAAACCAGCAAATCTATTCATTAAATCTAAATGTGCTTCATGTATTTCTGTAATATTATTACCCGCTAAGCCTACTATATTATGCTGTAATCCATTACCACCTGAATAAAAATACTCTGTTCTTGCTAATTGTTCATGGTCATCTTGAACATCATCATCATTAGAAAAAGCAGGCAGTTCAACTACATGGTAAAGTTGTAAAGAGTGTATTTTACATTTAAAATCTTCTTGGTTATATCCACTTAATCCAGTTCCAGATGGAGTTTGTAATTTTAAAAGCAAATTATCTGGGCACATTGCTCCTTGCCTATTATCTATTTTATTCCCTGCTGTTAAGCCTAAAGCTATACCTCCGCTATACGTACTATTAGAGCCTGTTCCACCTCTTATAACAGTATCATAAAACCTTGCATAATTTCCAAAAGAATTATAATCTATTAAATCATCATTACTAGAATCAAATTGATTTGAAAAAGCATCCCAATTTATTTGCTGTTCAGTTCCTAAACTCCCATCAGTAGCTTCCACAGATATTCTAGCTAAATAATAATATACATACTCTAATGTAAATCTTTTTTTAGGTGTTTGTACCATTAAATAATATGTATCTAAAGTACTAACATCAAAAGATTTTGATGCAAACACTGTATCATCTAATACATTATTAGGTTTCCATTTAAACATATTTTCTTGATTATCAAAGTAAGTTACACTTCCTCCGTATTCAGGGTCAGTAACTTCTGTAGTAATATAACCAGCAAAAGCACTATTTTTCCAATCACCACTATTATCTTTTGCTCTAATTCTTGAACTTAAAATATTTAAACCACTATCATCTAATGTAGTGCTTGTTCCAGAATCAACTCTGTTAGAAGTATCTGTAAATATTTGACTATGTAACCTTAACGGAGTAAACTGTGCATTAAAACCATCTACATGATTATGAATAAATGAATTATCACTTGCTACATACGCTCTAGGCATTAAAGTCCATATAAAATTACTAGATATTTGTAAAACTGGAACAGGGAAAACAGTTCCCATAACTCCATATGCTTGATTACTGCTATTAGTATCAGCACCTCCAGTAAAATCTCCATAAACAACAGGCTCATATATGTTATGTAAAGGATGTTTTACTTGAGGAGATGAAATATTATCCCAAGGATTAAATGATTTTAATGATATAGATATAGAATTTCCACTTGTAGAAATATCAGATGTTCTAAAACATCCAATTAAAGTTGGAGTACCATCATTTATTTGAGAATATACTTTTACACTATAATTTAAATACACATTTGTACCAAATAATTCTTCAGATATTAATTTATTTTTATATTTAAAATCTGGAATATCAATATTAATGTTAGACCGACTACTTTTAGAGGTTGATAAGTCAATTGATTCTCTTATTGAGGGCTGATTAGTAACAACACCATGATAGTAATTACTATTGTATACTGTATCTTGAAAAGAAAGATGTAACTCTGAGTTTTCATAAGAAGCCCCATAAATTTTACCACTTTGATTATTTATAAAATCAGTTGCTCTTTTATTATTGTTAAATTTATAATAAGCTACTAAATCATCTAGTCTTACTTCAGTAAAATTTATATAATTACCGCTATTATATAAAGAATTAACATTAGCTTGATTTAAAAATACATTATAAACTGCTAAGTTTTTTAATTTAAACCTACCATATGCATCAGTGCCAACTACTTCTCTACCGATATAGGCAACTCCATTAGGGCTATAGCTTGGAGCATTATCATCAGAAGTCCCAGAATTAGTTACATTGCCACTAGCATCTCCATTAATCCAAATTTTACAATTAGAATTTCTATCTACTATGGAAGACTCAAAATTAGTTCCAATAACTACAAAATACCATTTATTTGCCTCAAGTGCAGTACCACTAGTCATAGTTTCCCTGTTAGATTCTCCAGCTCCAGCAGCATCACCCCAAGTGATTGCTATTTTATTATCAGATCCTTTAGCAATTAAAATACCTGAATAATTAGAATCTTGCGAGTTATTATAGAATATATCTTCTTGCGTACCTAAAACTGGAAAATTAATCCAAAAAGCTATTGAGCCATTACTTGATACGCTAATAGGAGAAGTACTTGTCGTACCCCCTAAATCAATATAATCATTAACCCCATCAAAATTAAGGTATGAATCTTGATTATAAAAATCAAATAACCAATTTTCTTTTATATTTGATCCAACTGACATTAAGCTAATCCTTGATTAACGCTTTTATTAATTTCTGGTATTAAAATATCTCTTACAAACCCTCTTGTTCCAATTATATGACCTCTTATATTTACAGTAACGTTACTACTACCAGTGGCATTCATTTGTGCTAAATTTTCTAAACCTATTGATTGTACAGCATTTCTAGACATTACAAACTCTCCTTTTTCAGCTTCAATTAATGTACCACCTTGAGAATGCCTATTACCGCCTACTTCACCACCCTTTTCAAACTTTTGAGCAGCGGTAAAAGCAGCAACAGCGGCTGTAACCCCTAACACATATGGAGCTCCTTTTGCTAAAGTTTTGGCTAAAGCTCCTGGGCCATAATAAGTAGCAATCTTAGCACCATCTTTCATTGCTTCAGACCCTGTTTTTTTGTTTTGAGCTTTTTGTAAAGCGTGTTCAATTAAAAAAGATTTAATTTGCTCTTTAATCATTTCTCCAAGAAATCTAATAGTAGACTCTAAAATAGCTCTTTTAATTGCTTTTTCAGCATCTAAAAAATTTGCATCTTTATCTAACATACTATCTACAAAAGCATCATAAGAAGACATTGTTGCTTGATAAATTAAATTCTTTTCTTCTAAATGTTGTTGAGATAACTCTGATTGCTGACCTTGAAACCATTTTTCTAATGCAATTTCATTTTCTTTACCAGTTAAAAGTTTTGCAAATTTATCTTTTTCTAGTTGTAGTTGTTGTAATTGAAAATTTAAATCGTCTCCAAATACTTTTTGCCTAGCACTATTAATCCTATCTTGATGTTGTTTATTTAATGCCTCTATTTTATCATTGCTTTTTTTCTTTATTTCTTCTTTTTTACCTGCTAACCATACATCAATTTGAGCTTGTTGCTCTGCACCATCTAATAAACTTTTAAAATATATTGCTTGATCATCTAATGTCTTAAATTGATGGTGTTGATTATTTTTAAAAATAGTATCTAAAGCATTTTTTCGTTCTTTAATTAACTTTTCTTCATCTCTTACTTGTTTAGCTTTTGCTTTAATTTCATCTTTAATATTTTTAATATCTTGTTTATCGGCTTCTTTTTTGTCCTTTTTTTCTTTTTCTAACGCCGCTATAATTTGAAATTCTTTTTCAAGCATATCAATAAGTTTTGGGTGATTTTTTACAAATTCTTTATCAAGTTTTAATTTTGCTATTTCAAAATCACTTACACCCATTAAAGCTGCTTTTTTTAATATTAAAGATTTTATTTCACTACCTATTCCTTTAACATTATTTTCTAATTGTTCTTTATTTCTTTTTTGTGCTTCCGTTAAGATATCAGTTGTTACAGCTAATGCATCAGATTCTTTTTCAAGTAATGCAATTTCTTCTTTTAAATTATCGGCATGATCTGTTAAGTCTTCAAACTCTTGATTTGTTTCTCCCATGTGCAACTTTGCCATTAATGCAACTATAAGACCTATTGCAGCTGATATTCCACCAGTTGCTAAAGCAGTTGAGAATGCAAGTTTCATCATTGCAATATTTACACCTAAAACAGCTATTTTATAAGCACCGAATGAACCAGCTATACCTATAACAGCACTTGTCATATTTTTCATGTCATTAACATCAATTGACTTTGCTAACTTGCTTACAGCTATAGCCGCTTCTTCTGCTTTTGGAGTAAAAAAGTCACCAATTTCTGCGGTAAGATTAGCTATATCTGCTGACATTTCTTGAAAATTATGTCTAGCTGTTCTAACTTCTGGTGGTAATTTAGAAATTTTATCTTTAGCAGCTTCCATAGTAGCATTTAAAAATGCTTGTTTTCTTTCCATAACTGTTAAATCA